TCAGTCCACCTTGTCTTTGTTGCTCTCGTCGTCCTTCTTCGTCGCCTTGCGCACGACAAGGAAGCCCGTCACGGCCATGGCCACCTCAGACAGCAGGGCCACGAGGTAGCCCGGCATGGGCTTGCCGGTCTGCAGGTAGTCGCCGACGGCGTGGAATGCCGCGGCGGCCGCTTTCGCGATCTCGGGCGAAACGGTTGGCAGGTCCACGGGTCAGGCCTCCACCGACTGGCGGGTGCAGGCGCCGCAGCTGCGGCACGACGCCTCGGCCACCTCGGGCGCGATGTCCAGGCTGCGCGCCGCGACCGCGGCGAGCTCGCGCTTGCGGTCCTCGAACAGCGCTTCCTCGTGCGACAGGTCGCGGGCAATCTCGCCGACCTCGGTGGCGTCCAGGTGCAGCGTCTCGGCCACCTCGGTGATCGCGCGATCGGTGCCGTCGCGGGCGTCGAATTCACGGAGTGCCGCCACGGCGGCGGCGATGCTGATGTGGGTGAACATGGGCAGGCTTTCTTGTGATTGGGGGTGGTGCACGCGCCCGCGGCGCGTGCGGTAGGGGCTGAGGAGCGTCACGCGGCGGCCTGGAGTGGCCCGGCCACGCCGTGCTCGATCCAGTGCGCCTGGATGGACGGCGGCAGGCCGGAGGGCAGTGCTTTCAGCGTCCCGAAGATCAGCGCGGTGCCGAGCTCCTCGTTGTCGGCCAGGCAGTCCAGCCACTGCAGCAGCTGGCCGCGGCCGGGCAGGTCCAGCACGTCCATGCGGTCCAACACCAGCAGCCGGGCGCCGGAGACGTAGCCGATCGCCTCGGCCAGCATCGCGTCGCACCTCCAGGCTTCTGATTCGGACAACAGCCGGTACGGGCGCCAGGCGCTGCCCGTGCTGTCGGTGGCCACGACGATGTCCATGTCCAGATTGACCATCACGCGCGCCCAGCCGCTGTCTTCCGCGCTCTGCTGCAGCCGCTCGTTGAGCGGGCCCATGGCCGCGCCGAGCAGCTCGGCCGGGATGCCGTCGGGCGCGAGCGCGTCGGCGATCGCGTCCCAGGCGGCGACGTCTGCGGCGTGGCTGGCGGCCTCGGTCGTTTTCTTCTCGGCGGCAGCCGCGGCAGCCTGCTGCGCTTTCAGCGTGTCGCTGCGCTTCAGCAGCTCGGCGCGCTTGGCCTGCCAGCTCTCCAGCGTGCTGCGCTTGGCCTCCAGCAGCGCGGTCTCAACGGGTGCGGCAGCCAGCTCCCGCTTGATCGCATCGATCTCGCCCAGGGCGCGGGTCGCGGCCTCAAGGTCTCGGCGGTCGTTCTCAACGGCACGGGCCGCGGTGTCGCGGGCCTTCTCAAGCACCGGAACGCGGGCTGCTTCGGCGGGGTCGCCGCCGGTGGCGTCCAGCGGGCCGTGCTGCCGCTCGTAGATCACCAGGGCGGCGTCTGCCGCCGCGCGCACATCCTCCTGCTCCTTCTTTCCGCTGATCGGCCACACCCCCAGGATCTCGCTGACGATGTGCGCCAGGTCGTGCACCAGCCCCAGGCGCTGACCGTTGCCGGCCTTGGCCTTGGCCGCCTCAATTTCGGCATCAAGGTCTGCCAGCGTCTTCTCATCGATGGCCAGCTTCGTGCGGATGCGCTCGGTGCGCGCGGCCAGCTCCTGCAAAGTGGCTACCTTTGTGCTCAGCTCACCCCGGCGCTGCCGCTCTCCCTCCAGGCGCCCGATCGTCTTCTGGTAGTCGGCGACCTCCTCATCCAGCCGCTTGAGCTCGGCGGCCAGCTGCTGCGCCGCCGCGGCATCCACCGCCGGCGCCTGAGCCCGCCAGGCCTTCGCCTTCTGGCTCCCAAACGTCTCGCCGGTGACGGCGCGCCAGGCGCCCTTGGCCTGCGTGGCGCGCGATGCTGCCTCCTTGCTCGCACTGTCGAAGCCGGCGCGCAGCAGCGGCTTCACCTGCTCGACCCGGGCGGCGTCCAGCCCGCGCGCCAGCAGCCGCTGGGCGATGGCTGGGCCGTCCGTCTGCACGTTCATCAGTTCCAGCAGGAAGGCGCGCCGCGCCGTGGCGTCGAGCTGGGCAAAGCGCTGGGCGTCCAGCAGCAGCCCGACGACCGGGTCCGTCAGTGCGCCGTCGGTGGTGAGCTTGCCCGCGGCGTTGATGCTGGCCGCGTGGATCTCGCCGTCGCTGTCCGTGATCTGCACGGCCGCCAGGTCGGCGCCGGCGGTGATGAGCTGCGGCGCCTCCTTCTTCAGGCTGACGCGGCCGAGGTCGCCGGTCAGAGCCAGTGCGACAGCGTCGCGCACGCTGCTCTTGCCCGCGCCATTGGCGCCGACGAACAGCTGCACCGGCGCCTCGGTGCGGATGTCCACGGCGCGAGCGCCGAGGAACGAGGTGATGGTGATCCGTTCCAGGCGCATGGCTTACTCCAGGTTGCCCGCGAAGCCGTTGCCGCTGGCGCGCGTGCGGCGGCCGGCCGGAGCCGGAGCGGGGGCGGGGGCGGGGACGGGCGCCGGCGGCGCGACCTGCACCTGGCCGTCGCGCATCTCCTCGGCGCTGGCGCGCAGGCGGCGGTACTGCGCCGTCAGCGTGTCGGCCAGGTCCTGATCGGCCAAGCCACGCAGCTCGTCGGCCATGGCATCCATCGTGTCGATGTCGCCGGCGTCGGCTGCGCGCTCCATGCGCTCGGCGAAGGCGTCTGCATCAAAGGCGTGTGCCGGCGCATCGGAACCGGCCTTCGGTGCATCAGGTGAGGCCTTTTGTGCATCGCGGGGAGCGTTTTCCGGGACGGAAGGCGCCGGAGGCGAAACGGGGGCCGGCGCGGGCGGATGCACCACGTCTGCCATGGGCGGGCGCTGGCCGGTGGTCTGCTCGGGCCGGATGTCCAGCACCTGGCCATCAGCCCCCATGTCCACCACCATGGTGTCGCGGATCTCTTCAGTGGTGGGGCCCATGCCCATCACGATGTCCGGCGCGTGGATGTTCCCGAAAAAGCTCCCCGCGCGGTACTGGAACATCAGGTCCTTCAGCGGCGTCTGCCACTTGGAGCCGGGCTTCGAGTACCAGCCCTCCTGAACCGCCATCTCCATCGTGACCGGCGCTGACTTGACGACGGGCAGGCCCAGGTCCTCGTACAAGTCCAGCATCCTGCCGCGGTACTTTTGCATCGTCGCCGGCTCTACGCGCGGCTCCGGGTAGCCCTTGGGCAAGGCCCAGGCGATGCACTCGATGTTGTCGATCTCTACCTGGTGGTCGATGAAGTCGTAGCCGCGCTTTTGCTGGTTGTAGGCACCCTTTTCTTTGTAGGTCGCCTTGATGCGGCCGAGGTTCTTGGTCTGAAAGCGCAGCGGCGTGAAGCGCCCGCTGGCGTTGATCGCGGCGATCACGAACTTGCCGGACCAGCGAAGCTTCCCCTCGATCATGTCGGCGTTCTGCATGACGGCCACGACTGACATGCCGACGGCGCGCGACACCTCCATGGCGACGATGCAGTTGCCCGTCGCGGCCGGGTTCGGAACCCATTCTTCCTTCCACTCGTTGCCCTGGCGCCATTTCTTCAGGTTCATGTCTTGGAACTGCGCGGGCACGGCGGTGGCGCTAGACAGCGCCTTGGCCACGCGCTGGGCCAACGCGAAGCCGCGCTCGGTGAAGAGGTCCACCGCCTGGTCGGCGGGCAGCTGCAGGGCGCGCATCGAAGACAGGTCGGCGCGCGCAACTTCTTGGGTTTGGGTCTGTGCGTTCATCGTGGTGGTCCCTGATAGGTGAGGGTTTTTGGGGCTCAGTCGTGGTACTTGCAGTGGTGGGCGTGGGCCGCGCAGTACTTCGCGCTGCAGACGAAGCTTTTGGGGTTGGGTGGGAACAAGCCCTGGCTCAGCAGCTGCGCGGCCATCTCGATCAGTCCGGGCGTGTCCTCGGTGCCGAGGAGCGGCGTCTTCACGTCCGGGATCTCGCCGACGGCGCAGGGCGCTTCCTTGGTGGTCTGCAGGCCGACGATCTCGGCCGGGCCGTCGATGCGCCGCCCGGCGCCTTGCTCGGCCATCAGCGTGTAGATGCCCAGCTGCAGGTGGTGTCCCTTGGTGACGGCGCGGCGGCCACCCTCGGGCGTCTTCTCCGTTGCGCGCGCGCCGGTCTTGAGGTCGCTGATGCCCAGCTGGCCGGCGGCCATCAGCCGCACGCGATCGGTGGTGCCGGTGACGCGCACGATCCCATGACTGGTCACGATGTCCAGCGCCGCGCACTGCAGCTCCACCGCGGCATAGGTGCGCGTGGGGGCGATGTCCTGGCAATACCGAGTCGTGAGCTTGACGGCGAAGTTTTCGGCGTCCTGGCGCGTCACGTCCTCGTCGAAGGCGACTTCCTCGCGGGGGTTGGCCAGGGCCTCCACCGAGGCGTCCACCGCGTCGCTCACGCTGACGTGGTGGCCGTCGATGCGCGCCTGGTCAAAGACGGCGGTACCGGCATGCACCGCCGTGCCGATCATCGAGCGGCCGGAGGAGGGGCCGCGCACGCCCATGATGTCCTGCCAGTAGAAGCGGTGCGCGCAGTCGAACAGGCCGGGCCAGCTGGAGGCGCGGACGGTGGCCAGGACGCGGCCGGGGAAGGTGGTGTCGTTCACAGCGTGCTCCAGGCGCTGGCGGCAGCGCGGCAGGCGTTGATGACGGACGCACCGGAGCGCGCCCACGTTGCGAGGGTGTTGAGGGCGCGGCGCGCCGGGAGCGTGCGCAGGCGGCGCAGGCGCATGCGGCACTGCATGCGGTGCGTGATCTCGTCGGCGTCGCTGCGGGGGAGGGTGATGGCGGCCACGGCTCAGACCCCCAGCACGATGCGAACGGCGTAGGCCGCGAGCGCGAGCGCTGCGGTGCCGGCGGTGGCGATGAACTCGGCGCTCACTGGATGTCTCCGGTGGCCTTGGCGATGGCGGCGCTCAGCTGCTTCATCTCGTCTGCGCCGTCTATGGCCCAGCTTCCGGTCGCGTTGGCGATCAGCTCCAGTGCGCGCTCTGCAGCCGCCAGCAGCTCAGGCGCCGCAGCGATCAGCAGCGCGTCCGGGTGCATCACGCGGCCGTCGCTGGCATCCGCCATCTCGCTCAGGCCGACCAGCACTCCGCCGCGGCGCTCGCGCGGGCCTACAGGCGTCAGCGTGCCGCTGAAGCCGTCGTAGTCGCCCCAGCACGAGAAGCGCGGCTCCGCGCCCTGCATTCCCTTGCGGGCGAAGTCCATCACGATCAACTTGCCGCGATCGGGCGTGGACAGTCGCACGCGGCCGCTCGGGCCGATGACCCATTCCCACGGGCCCTGGGTGTGCTTCGCGGCGCCCATCACGCAGCCCTCGCGATCTCGACCGTCCCCAGCACGCGGCGATGCGTCGGCTGGCGATCGAAGTGCGCCTCGCACTCGGCCTGGAAGCGGGCGGCCACCTCGCGCTTGAGCGGCCCGCCCACGGCGCTGGCGTCGAGCCGGAAGCCGCCCATGTGCACCCACTGGCAGCACACCAGCCAGTTGCCACCCCGGTGGTCCTCGGTCCATTCCGCCGAGTACTCCAGCACCACGTCCTGCTCATCGAGCCGGGACGCCACGGTGAACGTGTCGGCCTCCAGGCGCGGCGCGGCCGCCGTGCGCAGCTGGTGCGCCTCGAAGCACAGCGAGTGGATGTAGGCGCGCAGGCTCGCCGCCTCGATCTGCGCCGCCGTCAGCGCGAACTCGGCCAGCGTGCAGTTGCCCTCGCGGGCACGCATGGCGCCGACGCTCTGGGCTGTGGCGATGAGGGCGCTTGCCCGGTCCTGTGGGCTTTGGGTCCGGGCCTGGAGCGGCTGCGCCGCTGGGGGTTGGTGGGGAGTGGGGTGCATGTGCGCCTCGTCGTGTGATGGGCGCAGTATGCACATTGCATACGGAGTGCGTCAAGCAGAATGCATATGATCTTCAGCGATAGGCGGTTTCACCTAGGCTCCATGCATACGCCGGCGTGAAAAAAGCCCGCACGAGGCGGGCTTGGTGTCGGGGTCGACCAGGGTCAGTGCACGTTGCGGGCGATGAAGAAGACGGCTGCCGAGAGCAGGCCGCCGAAAGTCAGCATGGCGCCAACGATGCGCCAAGTCTGTGCGGTGAACTCTTTGTGCATGTCGGCCCGGATCGAGCCCTCCACGCGCAGCAGCTCCTTCTCGATGGCAGCCAAGCGCTCCGCCGTCTTCTCGGCGGTAGCTTCGAGCTTGGCGACGCGTTCTTCCATGTTGGATGGCGGGGGCGGGGGTGTCCCAGCATTGTCGCCGTCCCCTCGACCAGCAGGGAAGACTCCCCTAACCACGCCCATCGAGCACCTCTTGGTCGAAAAGTTCCACGTAGCCGCAGACCTGGCACACGGCCAGGCGCAACGCGTACCCCACGGTTTCGGAGCGCGTCATGATCAGCGACCCGCCAGGGGTGTGCTCGACAACTGGCTTGGGGCGGAGACTGCGCATAACCCACTCGTCCGGGTTCACGGTCAGCGGCCCATGTCCGTATCGGCAGGTGCGCTCGAACGGAGCCGCTTTATTTGTGGCTTCATCCATTTTTGGCGTACTCGGCGACCTTATTTGGCGTCACGGCTTGCGGACTTCGATTACCGTGTCGGGCGTTTTGACCATGCGCGGGCGCAGCAGCTCAGGGTCCCCCGTCTGCAGACAGCGAAAATCCAGTGCGACGTTATTCATGCCGCTCGTCCAAGACTCTGGCGTGGCTCGCTCACCGATGACCAAGAACTCTCGGCCTTGTCGCTGGCATTCGGCCGCCGCATCACCGTAGGCCATGCGCTTGGCTTCTGCCATGCCGCCGCGGCCATGAGATGCGCCAGCGGTAACGCTGTAGGTGTCGGGTCCCATCTTCAGCACGCCGGAATTTTGGGCGCAGCCGGCCACAACAAAAACAGCGGCGCAGGCCGCCCATAAATTCTTTCGCATAACCCCTCCTAGAACCCTCGGTTTTCCTAGTCCGGCCTCCACCGGCTAGGCGGAACAATCGCGACCACCGGGTGCATTTTGTCGATTTCGCTTTTCTCAATCGTGCGGCGGTGATTGCCATTAACGCTTTCGATGACTATTTCATCGCTGCGCTCGAAAATCAGCTCTTTCACCATCTTCCGTCCGTCGCGCAACTCGATCACCACATATTCGCCCGGCACGCAGCAACTATTCGGCGCGGCAGCCACAAAATGGCCGTGGCGAATTGCCGGATGCATGGAATCACCTTTGACTCGCAGCGCATAAGCATCCTGGTCATCGGTGTAGCCGGTGATCCAGCCATCGCCCTCAATGCGCTCGAAATGTCCGTCGTCACCCAACTTCGCTGTACCTACTACTGGAATGCGGCGCATGAAGCGAGGGCGGCCCGCCGGCTCCAGCTCCACCGCCGGTTCATCATCCTTCGCAGCAGGTGCTGGCGGCTCATCCATCCAGCCTGCCGGCTTGCCCATCGCCTGCTCCAGCTTGGCCGCGAGCTGGTCCCCCATGCCGCGATTGCCGGCGAGCATGGCGCTGATATGGCTGGCCGGCGTGCCGGAGAGGCGCTGCAGCTGCGCCGCGCCGCCAGCTTCTTGCACCAATTCCTGTAGCCGCTCCTGGCGGCGGATGTGACGTTGCGAGGAAATCTTCACGCCGCGAGGGTATGCGACATGCATATCGGTCCCGTATGCACTATGCTTGGCGCCTATTTGCGCACTCTGCATACGATGGACATCCGAACCTACACCGCAGCGCTGCCCAGGGGAGGGATGGCAGAGCTGGCCGCCAGCCTCGGCATCTCGCCCATCTACCTGTCCCAGCTCGCCGCCCGGCAAGGCGGCCGCGAGCCGAGTCCGGAGCTGGCCGTCAACCTGGAGATCCTCACCAAGGGCGCTGTCCGGCGTTGGGACGCCCGCCCCAACGACTGGTGGCGCATCTGGCCCGAGTTGGTTGGCGCCGTCGGCGCCCCCGAGCCCGCTGGACACGTTCATCTTCCCGCCCTCACTGGTGCTTATCCGGGCACGTTACCCCCTGTCACACCCGCGCCTGCCCCGATTGCGAGCCCTAGCGCCGCTGTAACAAGGGATTGCCGCGCGGGCGAGGCCGCGGGCCACGCCCAAGAGCGCCAAGCCGTGGACAAGAGTCAGCTGAAGTGGCCCGAGTGCGGCGAGCGCCGCGAGCACCCGCCGGAGGTGCCGGGCTCCGGCGCGTACACCCGGCGCAAGAACCCCGATCTGCGCAAGCAGGAGCCGGCGCTGTGAGGCCGGCCCGCAAGAGCAAGCCGGTGCCGGCCTTCGTGGTGCGGCGCCGGGCGCAAGAGGCCAGGGCCAAGTCCGCCGCGCTGTACGAGTGGTACTACCGGCAGAGCACGGACAAATGGACGGCCCTGAGCCAGATCGCGCGCCACCTGGGACTCGATGGCAATCAAGGAGCGGCCATGAGCCAGCAAGACCAAGAACTCGCTTCCTTCACCCTGCCGGCCGGCACCGTGTGCAAGCGCAACGGCATCCCGTTCGAGCTGGCGGCGGACGCCGTAATCCGGTGCCACCCGGAGAACTGGCCGCTGATCCGCGACGAGTTCGTGCCGACGGTCAACGGCCAGCCGGTGGAGCGCGGTTACTCGGCCACGTTGGCGCGCAGCCAATCGGAGCAGGGGCCGCGCATGCCCAGCGTGGCCCAGTCGGCGGCGAGTTCGATCACCAACAGCTCATCGTTGTCGTCGAGCTGCTGCGCGCACAAGTCGCGCACCTGAGCGCACGTCCAAGTGGTTCTGACGATGTACGTCGAGTCCAGGCAGGCCCAGCTGCCCGAAAAGGTCTGCTCGATCAACTGGCGCAGCGCGTGGTACCGCTGGCCGAGCTTGTGCAGGTCGTACGAAATCAGAACGTTTTTCATGGGTGCCCTCCTCAGGCAGTTGGTTGGTTGGGGAACCGCCAGTTTGCCCGGGGCAGGGCGCCCGCCTTACATCGCGTTACCGAGGGCGGCCGCGTGAGCAATACCGCACAAAAACTCCCGCGCCAGATGCAGTGCACCTGCTGCGGCCACATCAAGCCCCGCAAGGGCTGCAAGACCGTTCCTGGTACCGGGCTCGTGTGCGCCGAGTGCGCTCCTGACCTGGTGCAGCCGGCGCCGAAGAAGGCGACGCGATCCCCGGAGGGTCGGCCCAAGGCCGAGAGCAAGGACGCCTGGAAGCCGTGGACGGTCGAGCGCAAGCCGACCGAGCCGGCCCAGGCCGCCGAGACGCCCAGCGTCGTGCGGCTGATGCCGGCCTACGACCTTCGCTATGGCGTGGACCCGAGCGCGCCCGTGGTGGGCGGCTTCGCGTCCATGGGCATTGGCCGCTACCTGGAGAACGCATCTTGAGCGCCACGCAATCCATTCGCGGCGCTGCGCCGCTGCAGTTCGTCAACCACCTCGGCTACCGCGTGAGCGTCAGCGCCCCTGCGGCGCAGGAGCCCGCGAAGCCGGCCGAGGGGGGGGTAGCCGCGAAGAGGGCTCCAAAAGAGTCGCGCGGCTTCGAGATCGTCGGCATCAAGGCCAAGCGCCTGCAGGCCGCCGAGAAGCGCGCCGCCGCTCGCCGCGTGCGCTGGGAGCAGCGCGGGCCCAAGAGCAAGGCCAAGGAGCCGCTGCCCTGGTGCGCCGAGTCCTGGCTGAGCGAGCAGCAGCCCGAGCGCGCCATGCGCGAGACCTTCGCGGTCGAGTCGGCGGCGCAGATGGCGGCCGAGATGCTGAAGAAGCAAGGCGGCTGGCTGCGCGTGAGCGTGCTGCCGCGCGCGGAGGCCTGACGTGACGACGGCCATTCCCGCCCCCAACGAGCACCGCGAGCTGTTCCTGGCGGCTTACGCGCTGCTGGGTGACATCGAGGACCGCGCGGCGCGCGAGCGCCTGGTCAACGCGCTGTCCGAGCTGGACGAGCACTACGGCGTGGAGTCGCCGGCCGATCTGCAGGCGCTGGAGGGCTGCGCCGCATGAAGCCGGGCTACGTCATCCCCCCAGTGGTCCCCGCCGAGGACCGCCGCAGCGGCATCGAGCGCCGCACTGGCCCGGCCGAGCGCCGCGCCGAGAACGACACCCCTGATCGCCGCCACACCCCGGAGCGCCGCGCCGCAGTGCGCGAGGTCCAGCAGCTGGTGCGCGAGCACGGCATCACCGACGCCGAGATCAAGGCAATCGCGAGGGAGATTGAACAGGAGCAACGAGCGTGAGGAAGTACGCGCAGGTCGGGCCGCAGTTCTGGTCCACCAGCAAGACAGGCCGCGAGATCCGCAAGAAGGGTGCCGAGGCTGTCGTGGTGGCCATGTACCTCATGAGCAGCCCGCACTCAAACATGTTGGGGCTGTACTACCAGCCATTGCTCTACATGGCCCACGAAACCGGCTTGGGCATCGAAGGGGCTTCGAAGGGGCTTCGAAGCTGCATCGAAGTGGGCTTCTGCTCCTTCGATGAGGCTTCGGAGGTCATGTGGGTGCACGAGATGGCCCTTTACCAGATTGGCGAAGGGCTCAAGCCCAAGGACAAGCGCTGCGCCGGCGTGCAGAAGGAGTACGACGCCGCGCCGGAATGCCCTTTCCTGGGGGCCTTTTACGAGCGCTACAAGGATGTGTTCCACCTGCAGCGCAAGCGTGTGTGCGCTACGAACGAAGGCCAAAAAACTCGCCCGGCCGAAGCCCCTTCGGAGCCCCTTGCAAGCCAGGAACAGGAACAGGAACAGGAACAGGAACCCCCCCAAACCCCCGCGGGGTTTGAGGAGGGGGAGGCGGGGGGCTTTGAAGCCTTTTGGGCCGCGTACCCCAAGCACGCCAACGAGGCCGGAGCCCGTGAAGCCTGGGACGCACTGAACCCCACCCCGAGGCAGCAGGCCCGGATGCTGGCCGCCGTCGAGCAGCACCGCCAATCCGAGCAGTGGACCAAGGCCGGAGGGCAGTTCATCCCAACCGCCGCGCGCTGGATCACCGACAAGCGCTGGCGTGAGCAGCTCGCGCCGGCCGCGGGCGCGACGGTGCCGAGCGACGAGCCGCAGAAGACCGCGGCTTACCTCGCGGCTGACCGCATGACGCCCGAGCAGCGCGCAGAGGCGGAAGCGGCCCGAGCGCGCGAACTGGCCCGCCTGGCCGAGCGCGGCCTGGCGCCGCGCAAGCGCCGGCCCGACGCGGACAACGGCCACGACGCGAGGGCCGGATGAAGTGTGGGTACTGGCCCTGCGGCTGGTGCGGAGAACGAGGGCGCTGCCGACGCGAGAGGGCGCGTCGACGGCGCAAAGGCCGCGCGGTGCTGGGGTTCCTGGTGCTGGCGGTGATCACGGGAGCGCTGCTGTGCGCAGCGATGGGAGGCGAAGGGTGATCGAGATCGAAAAATCGGAAGTGGCGCGCTGCCCGAGCCGGCGCGATTGGTTGGCGTTCGGCGCGCTGGCGGTGGTGCTCGTGCTGGGCGCTGCCGCGCTCGGCGTCGGGCTCAGCATGGCCCAGGGCTGGCTGCGCGGGGTGCTGTCGTGAGGGGCGAGCCGAGCGAGATCCACGAGGCGCCCGGCTGGGCGTTGCTGGGCCTGGGACTGGCTGCGCTGCCGTTTGCGCTGCTGCTGGCGATGGCGGACGTGCTGCAGGGCGCCGCTGTGCGCGGTGCCTGCGCGGCAATGCGCGCGGCGCGGGGAGAGCGGCTGTGATCCTGGTCCCCATCCGCACCGGCCGCGGCCAGAACGACCGTGGCCACTGGCGCACCAAGCACCGGCGCACGAAGAGTCAGGGGACCGCCGTCGGCCTGGTGCTCAACACCAAGGCGAAGCCGGCCGTGCCGTGCTCGGTGCTGCTCACGCGCGTGGCGCCCAGCAACGGCCTGGACTCCGACAACCTGGTCGGATCCATGAAGGCGATCCGGGACGCTGTGGCTGCATGGCTCGGCGTGGATGACCGGCATGTGCAGCTGGTGAGCTACCGCTACGACCAGCGCCGCGGGCCCTGGGGCGTGGAGATCCGCTTCGAGCCGATGGCTGGAACGCCCGCCGGTACATCGGGCGCCGGAAATGTTCCAACGGCCGGCGCTCCCTCTGGCGCGCTGGAACATTCCGTGGAACAGGGCTGCGCAGCATGACGCCCGCCGCCCGCGTGCAAGCCCGCGCGATCGAGCTGCTCGCCGCTGGCCAGCTCGGCGTGGCCACGGACAACCAGAGCTATCCCGACCGCGTGCTGGTGGGCTACGCCGTCCCAGGTGCGGCCGTGGTGCTGCAGATCCCGGCCAAGGACTGGAACTGGCCCGAGTTCGCAAAGCTGCTGGGCTTCGAGCTGCAGGCGCTGCTGCCGCGCGGCCCGGACGTGGAAGAGCTGCGCAAGACGCACGCACGACGGCGCTGAAAAACGGTTACCGCGCGCGGGCTCAACAGGCCGGCGCGCATGGCGAAGACGAAGAAGGCCGCACGAAGCGGCAGCAGGGAATGAACATGGAAATCACGGCCGACGAACTCCAGGCGCTGCGCGTGCACGACCTGGCGGTGCAGACCGAGACGCTGGACGATCTGCTGATCCGCTGGCACGCCTGGACGCGCCCGGTGACCGCAAGCCGCGGCTACGGCAGCTCGGCCCCGGGCTGCAGCAACTGGCGGTGCTCGCGGCAGTACGACGACGCCAACGGCGCACTGGACGAAGCCATGGAGCACGAGCAGATGCGCCAGGTCGACCACGAGATCATGGAGCTGCGCGACCCGTACCGCGCCGCCGTGATTGCGAACGCGCGCAACCTCGCCACCGGCATCGCCGTGTGGTCGAGCCCGCGACTGCCGCAGGACCCGGAGCAGCGTGAAGCGGTGCTCATGGACGCGCGCCAGATGCTCACGCGACGGTTGAAGGCCGCCGGGCTCATGTAGCAGAATGCGTCCCGTGCGGCGCAGCCGTGCCCAAATCATTCCCAAGACCCCGCCCAGCGAAAGCTCGGCGGGGTTTTTCGTTTCTGGAGCCACCGTGAACGACCAGCAGCTCGAACAGCAGATCCAAGCCCGCGGCCTGACCGCGCCGCGCGTCACGCTCGACCAGGTCGAGGCACTGATGGCCCGAGTCACGTACATGGGCGGCCGCGTGGGCAACACCACCTCCACCGTGGTGCACGCCTTCCTGGATGGCGAGTTCCTGCTGGCCTCGGGCCATTCCGCCTGCGTGAGCGCGCCGAACTACGACGGCGACATCGGCTTCAAGCTCGCCCGCGGCAACGCCGAGAAGAAGGCGCGAGATGCGCTGTGGCAGCTGGAGGGCTACGCGCTGCGGAAGCAGCTGGCCCAGACCGAGTAACCAACGAACCGACCCCGTAAGCGCACGCAGCCCGGGCGTGAGGCCGGCGGGTAAACCGGCCTGGAACACCGCCGCGCGCATCCGCGGACCGGGCGCGATGAGAACGGCAGGCGCTGCCCCTGACGGGGTAGTCCGAAGCGCCGCAGTTTTTGGGCCAGCGCTACCGAGGGCGAGCAACCCCCTCGGTAGTACTCGCGCGCTGACCGTCGAGCACGCTTGCAGGCCGTGGCCAGTCTGCACCTGGACCAGCGGGAACCAACAGGGAACCTGCAAACGAGGCGCGAGCATGGGTAAGCGCACCAGGATGGGACGACGAGTGCGGACGCCCCAACGTCGCCGGAAACGTAACCGGCAGCCCTCCCACCGATCAACCCTGCGGGGAGTCGATCCCCATGAGCAAGCTCCCTCCCAAGCAAGCCGAGTTCGTCAAGCAGTACCTGGTGGACCTCAATGCCTCAGCCGCAGCGATGCGCGCCGGCTACAGCGCCAAGACCGCTGACCAGATCGCGTACCAGCTCCTTCAGAAAACTTCAGTTCGGGAGGCCATCCAGGCCGCAATGGAGGAGCGCAGCAAGCGCACCGAGATCACTGCTGACCGGGTGCTGCAGGAGCTGGCCAGGATGGCCTTCTTCGACGCCCGGCGCCTCTTCGCCGACAACGGCGAGCCGCTGCCGGTGACTGCCATGGACGAGGACACCGCGCGCGCCGTGGTGGGCCTGGACGTGGCCACGATCGGCAACGGGGAGGTGGGCGTCGGCCAGGTCATGAAGCTGAAGCTGGCCGACAAGAAGGGCGCGCTCGAGCTGCTCGGGCGCCACCTCGGTATGTGGAAGGACAAGACCGAGCTCACTGGCCCGAACGGTGGCCCGCTGCAGCAGAGCGTGCAGATCGAGTTCGTGGCGCCCACTGACCGAGCGAAGGAATGAGGGCGCAGTTCCCCGAGAAGCTGCGCATCCTCTTCAAGGCGTCCCGGTACAAGTTCATTCGCGGCGGTCGCGGCTCCGGCAAGAGCTGGGGCGTGGCGCGGGCGCTGCTGCTGCTGGGCGCGAATCGGCCGCTGCGCATCCTCTGCACCCGCGAGATCCAGAAGAGCATCAAGCAGTCGGTGCACCAGCTGCTGCGCGACCAGATCGCCGCACTTGGCCTGAGCAGCTTCTACGAGGTCCTGGAGACCGAGATCCGCGGGCGCAACGGCACGCAGTTCTTCTTCAGCGGCCTGAGCGACCAGACGGCCGACAGCATCAAGAGCTTCGAGGGTTGCGACATCGTCTGGTGCGAAGAGGCGCAGACGATCACGGCGCGGTCCTGGCGCATCCTGGTCCCGACCATCCGCAAGGACGGCTCCGAGATCTGGGCGACCTACAACCCGGAGCTGGAGAGCGACGAGACGCACCAGATGGCCGTGATCCGGCCGGCGCCAGGAACCATCTCCATCGAGATGAACTGGCAGGACAACCCATGGTTTCCGGCGGTGCTGGAGGCCGAGCGGCAGCACGCGAAGGCGACCATGTCAGAGGCCGACTACAACCACGTGTGGGGCGGCAAGTGCAAGCCGGCCGTCGAGGGTGCGATCTACTTCAACGAGGTCGCCAAGGCCGAGGCCGAGGGCCGCTTCTGCCGCGTGGCCTACGACCCGCTGCTCAAGCTGCACACGATCTGGGACCTGGGCTGGAATGACGCCATGTCGATCATCCTGGCCCAGCGCGCGGCCAGCGAGATCCGGGTGGTGGACTACATCGAGGACTCGCACCGCACGCTGCCCGACTACGTGCGCGAGCTCACCGAGGTGCCGCGCAACTGGGGCGACGACTGGCTGCCGCACGACGGCTTCGCAGTGCGCCACCAGACCGGCAAGAGCGACGAGCAGGTGCTGAAGGCGCTGGGCCGCAGCGTGAAGCAGACGCCCAACATCGAGGTGGAGCAGGGCATCCGCACAGCGCGCCTGGCGTTCCCGCGCATCTGGTTCAACAACGAGAGCGAGGGCGTGAAGCGCCTGATCGAGTGCCTGAAGCGGTACCGGCGCAACGTCAGCACCAAGACGGGCGAAGGCGGCACGCCGCTGCACGACCAGTACAGCCACGGAGCGGACGCCTTCCGCTACCTGTGCCTCAACGCTGACCAGCTGACCAACGCGCCACGCGGGCGCAAGACCCTGGACCTTCAAGAGCCCACCACGTGGGCGGGCTGACGACATGGCACAAGACACCCTCCAGCGCTCGAAGGAGCGCTACCAGGACGCGCTGGACGAGATGCAGGAGACGCACCAGCGCATCCTGGAAGATCTGCGCTTCAGCAACCCGGCCAAGCCCGAGCAGTGGCCGTCCGAGATGCTCAAAGCGCGCGGCGCGCGGCCTGCGTACACCTTCGATCGCACGAACCAGTTCATCCAGCAGGTGGTGAATGACGCGCGGCAGAACAAACCCAGCATCGAGGTGCTGCCGGCGGACAGCATGGCTGACCCGGCTGTGGCTGAGCAGCTGGGCGGCATGATCCGGCACATCGAGTACGTGAGCCGGGCCGGCATCGCCTACGACACGGCCATTGAGCTGTCGGCTCGCGCCGGCCTGGGCTGGCTGCGCGTGGTGCCGCAGGTGATGCGGCCCGAGACGAACGAACAGGAGATCCGCATCCTGCGCGTGCACGACCCGCTGTCGTGCCTCCTGGAAGCCGGCTGGACGCAGCCCGACGGCTCCGATGCCATGGTGGGTTGGGCCACGACGATGATGACCCGGGCCGCGTTCAAGCGGCGTTGGCCCAAGGCGAGCGCCACGGCCGACTGGGACGATGGCGGCGGCATCTGGACGCAGGCGCAGCAGGACCTGATCCGCGTGGCCGAAGAGTTCGAGGTCACCGAATCGCTGCGCAACAGCTTGGAGATCGTGCTGCCGGACGGCGGCCAGCAGATCCTCGCGGAAGACGACTACTGGACGCGCGCCGCTGAGCTCGGCTTCCAGCCCCATGTGATCAGGCAGTTCGAGGCGACCGAGCGCGCTGTGAAGTGGCGCCACCTGAGCGGTGCCGAGGTGCTGGAGGAGACCGACTTCCCCTCGCAGTTCCTGCCCGTCATCCCGGTGCTGGGCTTCGAGCTGTGGGTGGAGGGCAAGCGCCACCTGTGCGGCCTGACGCGGCGCCTCATGGACGGCCAGCGGCTGCACAACCTGGAGATGACGAACCTGGCCGAGACGCTGGCCACGCAGCCGAAGGCGCCGTTCGTCGCGCCGGCCAGGGCGATCGCCGGGCACGAGCGGCACTGGGAGAAGCTGAACACCGGCAACCCGGCGTACCTGCCCTACAACGACGTGGACGAGGAGAACTCGCAGTTCCCGTCGATCGCAGCGCCGCAGCGCCTGGGTGCCCCGGCGTTCCCCGCCGGCTTCGCGCAGGCCGCGGTGCTGGCTGGCCAGGAGATGGAGGCCTCGGTCGGCATGTACAAGGCCAACCTGGGCCAGCAGGGCAACGAGACCAGCGGTCGCGCGATCAACGCCCGCCGCGCCGAGGGCGACACGGCCACGTACCACTTCCTGGACAACATGGCCCGCAGCATCGAGCAGCTGGGCCGCGTGGTGGTGGACATGATCCCGCGCATCTACGACACGCCGCGGCGCGCCCGCGTGTTGGGCGTGAATGGCGAGCAGTCCTTCGTGAAGCTCAACCCGGCGATGCAGGCGCCGGCGCTGCGCCAGGGCGAGAGCGTGGTGGAGATCAACCCGGACGTGGGCGCCTACGACGTGCGCGTGAAGGTGGGCCCGGCCTACAGCACGCAACGCCAGGAGATCGCGCAGCAGCTCACCGAGCTGGTCCGCAGCACGCCGCAGCTCATGCCGGTGCTGGGGCCGATGTGGGCGCGCATGCAGGACTTCCCCGAGGCCGACAAGCTGGCCAAGGTGCTGCTGACCATGGCGCCGCCGGCAGTGCAGGCGCTGGAGGGTGGCGACCAGGCACAGCCGCAGATCCCGCCCGAGGTGCAGCAGCAGATGCAGCAGATGCAGGCGCAACTGCAGCAGGCGCAGGCCGGGCTGGACAAGGCGCAGATCCAGGCCGAGGCGCAGATCGAAGTGGCGCGCATCAACGCCACCGCGCGCAACGACGTGGCGGAGCTGACGGGCGTGGTGCAGCTGCTCCTGCAGCACATGCGGCCACCGCCACAGCTCACCGCGCAAGCACTCACGAAGGGCCCCGACGAGGGCCCTTCTTCTTTTTCGCCCCCTGAGCCTGTCGCGCTCGCGGACCAGGTGAACAGCGACCCGCACCCGGCGGACCCGGGGCAGCAATTCATGGAATGACCATGCACGTCGAAGGAAACACCGAGCAGCAGACCGGCAACACCACCCCGCCGGCCGACACCACCCAGCAGGCGCAGCAGCAGGGCACCCCGCCCGGCGGCGAGGCCTCGCAGGGCACTGCTCAGACCGAGGGGCAACAGCAGGAAGGCCAGCAAGGCCAGGAACAGCAGCAGCGCGACGAGCAGGGCCGGTTCAAGCCGGGCGTGCAGCGCCGCATCGACGAGCTGACGCGGCAGCGGCACGAAGCCGAGCGCCGGGCCAGCGAGCTGGAGCAGCGGCTGCAGCAACTGCAAAGCGGGACGCAATCCTCGGGCCAAGCGCCCGCCACCAAGCCCGACCCGCGGCAGTTCGAGGACTACGGCGACTACGTCGCGGCGCTGACCAAGTACGAGGCCGCGCAGCTCCTGGGCCAGCGCGACCAGCAGCAGGCGCAGGCGCTGCAGCAGCAGCGGCAGCAGCTCACCCAGCAGGCCGAGCAGGCTCGGGCCGAGGCCTGGACCGAACGGCAGACCGCCGCGCGCACCGCGCTGCCCGACTACGACACGGTGATGGCTGCGGCCGCAAACGTGCACGTGTCGGCTGCGGTGCAGGACGCCCTGCTGGACAGCGACCGCGGCCCGGAGCTGGCCTATCACCTGGCCAAGAACCCGGCCGAGGCCCAGCGCCTCAACGGCCTGTCGCCGCGCCAGGTTGATCGCGAGATCGGCCGCCTGGAAGAGCGCCTGTCCCGTCCTGCTACGCCCCCCGTGTCCAAAGCGCCGCCGCCGCTCAAGCCGCTGGGCGGCGGTGGCAGCGGCGTCGCCAATGCAACCCCCGACCCCTCCAAGGATCCCCAGGCGTGGATCGCCTGGCGGAACAAGCAAACGCATCGCTGATTAAGGAGCCACCATGGCTGACAACCTCATCACCCCGACCGTGATCCTGGCGGAGACGCTGCGGATCGTTCACAACGAGTCCGCCTTCCTGGGCTCGATCAACACCGAGTACAACGACGAGTTCGCGAAGAAGGGCATGAAGCCCGGCGCGTCCGTCTACCCGCGCAAGCCGGTGCAGTTCACGGTGCGCGACGGCGCCGTCGCCAACTTCCAGGATGTGAACGAGCAGACCGAAGCGATCACGATCGAGCCGGAATTCGGCATCGACTGGGACTTCACCGACTACGACCTGACGCTGAACATCGACAAGTTCAGCGAGCGCTACCTGCAGCCCGCGGGCAAGCGCCTGGCGGCCGAGCTGGATCTGCGCATCGGCTCGCGCTTCTACAAGCGCATCAGCAACTTCACCGGCACGCCCGGCACCACGCCCAACACCACCGCGGTGCTGGGCAACGCCATGGCGTACCTCGATGACCTGGGTGTGCCGCGCGACTCGCGAATCCTGGCGCTGTCGCCCTTTGCGATGCAGGGCATGGTCGAGGCCACGAAGGGCGCCTTCAACGATCAGAAGGCCGTGGGCGACCAGTACAAGACGGGCCGCATCAAGACGCACCTGGGCGCCGACTACCAGATGAGCCCGAACATGCCGCGCCACACCGTCGGCGGCTTGGGCGGCACGCCGCTGGTGAATGGCGCCAACCAGGGCATCACCAACGCCAGCAGCACGGACAACCCCTACGCGTCCACCACCGCGCTGGTGACGGATGGCTGGACCGCGGCGGCAGCCAACCGGCTGAAGGCCGGCGACGTGATCACCATCGGGGGCGTGTTCGCGGTGAACCCCGAGACCAAGCAGTCCCTGGGCTACCTGAAGACCTTCGTGGTGCAGTCCGACGTCACCAGCGACGGCGCCGGCAACGCGACCATCACGGTCAGCCCCGGGATCATCGCCGGCGGCGCGTACCAGAACGTGACCACTCGCCCGGCCGACAACGCTGCCATCACGGTGCTGACCGGCACGGCGACCACCACCTACCCGCAGAACATCCTGTACCACAAGGACTCGTTCACGATGGTCACGGTGGACATGGATGTGCCGCGCGGCATGGACATGGCCGAAAAGATGACCGTGGACGGGGTCAACCTGCGCTTCGTGCGCGGCTTCGACATCACCAACAACAAGCGCCTGTGCCGCTTCGACATCATGGCCGGCTTCGGCTCGCTGCAGCGCGACTGGGCCATCCGCATCAGCGGCTGATTGCCGACTGACGCAGCGCGGGGCTTCGTGCCCCGCCCCTTCTCGCACAGGAGCATCCATGATCTATCCGCTGCACATGCGGCTGCTGGGGGTCGTCGTCGGCTTCGCAGTAGCCAACACCGAGACCGAGCACGAGGCGCTGACCGCAATGGGCTACACGCCGCCGCTGGTGCCGAAGCTGGCCGCGCCCGACCCCGACCCTGCGCCAACCACTGAGCCGCTGTCGGAGCCCGAGGCGCCCACCAGCTCCGGCCCGACCGTGGAGAGCGTGCGCGCGCAGCTCGACGCCGCAGGCATCGAGTACGACCGTCGTTGGGGCCTGGCCCGCCTGATCGAGCTGCTGCCTGCCGAAGGAGCCTGACCATGCAGAAGATCAGCGGCATTGCGCCGTTTGGCAGCACGGTGACGGTGCGCACCGATGGCGGCCGGATCGCCTCCGTGTACGCCGATCAGGGCGGGCTGGTCGCGCTGGCAAACCCGCTCGCGGTGCCTGCCAGCGGCGCGTGGGAGGCGCACATTGCGGACGGCATCTACTTCGTCACGACGACGCCGCCGAACGGCAGCGCGGCGTGGCGGCAGGTGATGACTGTGGGCAACCCGGCGCCTGGGGCGCTGCCGGGCGTGATGGTGCTGGCCCAGCAGAACACCCAGGTGGTCGCGCCCGCGGACACGAACGAGAGCACGCTGTTCTCGTTCGCGCTGCCCGGCGGCCTACTGGGTCCGAACGACTCGCTGCGCATCGGCGCGCACATGAGCTGCGACAACAA